GACCCCGCCAATCCAGACTACGCCGCCCGCAGGTTGTCCAAAGAACCGCAGGCGCAAACGCTCCACAGGGTCTGTTGTCAGCAACGTGTTGGATAACGCATCATCCAGGTTCAAGCTGACAACGTGATGCCCGTTTGCGCGGTTCAGGTTGTTGTTGCTCAGGTTGTACGTGCGCGTCATGTTGCGCGTGAGCGATGTATCGTTTCCGGCGTGGACTTGCCACTGCTTGATGCCCAACTCATCCTCGACGTAGACATGATGAACGATATTGCCCCGGCCGGCGGTAAACGCAGCAAGTCCAAGCCCATCCGCGATAACGTCCACGCTGCCCGTATCGTTGGGGATTGTCACTTTCAGCGCAGGGCCACCAAACGGAGAGTTTGCCGTCATCGCCATCGAGCCGGTGGCGGAACTGTTGTTGGCTAAAGACCAGCCGACCGCAGACGCGCCTGCCCTTATGGTAATGTTTGCAGGGTCGCCAAAGTCACCGACTGGCGTCCCATCCCCTGACACCAGGGATGTGCCATCAGCTGATCGGCGCACTGGCTCGGAGTCCGGCGGCGTCAGCGCGCCATCCGTATCCGTAGCATACCCAGCGCCCACCATGGCCGCGCCAAACGCATCGGAGACCGTGTTTGTGCTGCCTGCCGTCAGCAGGCTCCCAGACTCGCCCATGCGGGCCTGGTTCATCGTGATACGCATTGTCATGCTCTACTCTTTTGGTGTTGCGTTGGCTTGGCCCGCAGCGGCTCCAGCTGCTGCGGCAAGTTGTTGGGGGTTGGGCGTGCCGGCCAGCTCGACGCCCAGGCGCTTGCGCATGTCGGCGGCGGCCTTGATCTCGATCAGCAGATCTTCGTAGTCCAGGCCGAGCTTGGCAGCCACGGACTGCGGGGACTTCAGGCCGGCGTTGATGGCGTTGATGTCTGCCTCGATGTCGGCGCGGGGGTCGACCCACTCCCAGCGGCGGCCCTGGAAGGTGTGGGCCATGAACTTTTCACGCTTGGCCAGCGGCAGCGCGCTGCCGTTGGGCATGGTGATCTGGCCAAAGCTCAGCGCAGCGGCCATGAACTCGCCGTGGATGCGCTCCATCACCGCGCCTACAAACCATTCCTGAATCACCATCCAGCTGTCGCGCTCCTCGAGCGTGCCGCTGCGGATGCTGGAGAAGCTCACGCCCTCCAGGTCGTTGGCCAGCGCGTGGTAGGCCACCCCCAGGCCAGACGCGGTGCCGCGCAGGTTGGCCTTGATGAAGTCGGCGAACATCGCCGTGGGGTATTCCGGGTTGAACGGCGTGAACTGGACGCCCTCGGGCAGGCTCTGGAAGGTGCCAGCGTCTGCGTCCATGGCCAGCGGCTGTTCGTCGCCCTCGGTGCCGTCGTCGATCTTGCCGGTGCTGAGCACCTCGGCCTGGCCGTCTGGTGTGGTGAAAAAGCCCATCTTGCTTGCGCCTACACGCGCGGCGATGATGGCGGCCTCCTCGTACCCGCCGCGGTTGTTCAGGCGCATCATGGCGGCATGGGCCCATGGCACGCCGCGCACCTGCTCGGCGTCGTCGCTGATGAAGGCGTGGATGATGTCGGCCGCGTCGAAGCGCTCATGGGTGGAGAGGCTGGCGCCGGCGACCACACCGCCATAGACATCGCCCGGGTTCTTGATGCGCAGCCAGTAGGCCAGCGGGCGGTTGTAGCGGTTGACCTCGATGCCCATGCGGATGGCGTTCACGCCAGGCGCCTCGGGGCGCTGGAGCTGGGTGTCCAGCCGGTTCACGTCCAGGAGCTGCAGGGCCAGGCCAAAGGGGTTGCCGGCCTCCGCGCCGCGCACCAGGTGGATCAGGCATTCGCCGTCACGGGCCACGGCCTTGATGTTGATCTGCAGCAGGTCGTTCAGGCGGTTTCGGCCGGACACGTCGCAGACCTTGGACCAGCGCTGCCAGGCGGCCTCGATGGCGTCATTGCCCAGCTGGTCGGGCTGGCCTGGGCTGTTGTACACGCGGGCCTGGAAGCGAAAGCCGGCCGGGCCCACGACGTTGGTGCAGACCATGCTGAGCCAGCGTTTGACGTACTCATCATTTTGCGCCAACAGGCGTGATCGGGCGCGCAGTTTGTCCAGGCTGCGGAAAATGTCGGCGTTGGCGCTGGAGTTGTGCACCGACCAGCCGTGCGTCAGCCGGTTGACTTGGGCGGCGGCGTAGTTGCGCTGCTGCACCTGGCGCGGCGCTGGCTTGGCGACCAGAGCGCGCATGATGCGCGACACGATGCCCGGGCGCTGGGTGGTTGGCATCATCGGGCGGTGAACCTTGTGAATAGCAGGTTTTTGGGCGCCAGGCCGGCCTTGAGGCGGGCGACGTTGTCTTCGCGGGCGACTTCGGCCCTGAGCTTGTCGCGCCATGCCATGAAACTGGAGGGGTCGGCAAAGCGCTGGCGGCGGTCGCCAATCTGGTACTCCTGCAGGTAGGCTTTGGCGCCGTAGGTGGCCAGGGCAAGATCGGCAGCGTCCAGGGCCTTGCGGGCAGCGCTGCGGGTGTCGAGCAGGGTCGCGGCGGCCAGGTTCTGCAGGATGGTGATGCGGCCCTGGGTGATGGTGTAGCGCTCCGCGCCCTTGGTAACTGTCGACTGCCAGGTATACGTGCCTGGAGCCCAGGCGGCGGTGGTGCTGGCTGCGACGCTGACGGAGTGCTCTGCGCCGCTGGCGGTGGCGGTGATGGTGATCTTGCTGGTGGCGTTGATCAGCGTGTAGGCCAGGACCCAGGAGTCATTGGCAGGGTAGTCGCCGAGAGACTTTTTCCACGCCGCAGTGTCACCGGCGGTGATGGACTGCGGCTCGATGGTGGGGATGGCTACGGTCATGGTGGCAAGGGTGCACCAGGCGGCGCCAAAAGTTCAGGGGGAAAAATGGCACCGCTACCGGTTGACGATCTGCAGGTAGACGGTGCGTTCGTCGGTTCGCCCGCCTGCGGTGGTGATCCGGCAGGACACTGGCGCTTTTGATCCCACCTGGCCGCCGGAAATAAAGGCGGTTGCCACGGTGGTCGTGTTGCTCTGGCTGTCCTTGGTCAGGCCGGGGCCGAGCGTCCAGGTCGGGGTGCCGGTGATCGTGTCGCTGATGGCGGACAGCCAGGCAGACCAGTCGAAAGCGTAGTCCAGCACGGCCTGGGGGTCTTTGTCGATCGTGAGCAGGCCATCGGTGTCGGTGTAATAGGTGTCTGCCATTTCTGCCTCTATACGGTGTGGGCGCGGTTTTGGCGCGGGACGGTGAGCACGCGGCGTTCGCGGGGGATTGCGGCCATGCGGTTTTGTAGAGTTACCAGGTGCGTGCGCTGGTTGGGCACGAATGCGCCTGCAGGCGGATAGAGTACCGCGCAGCTTGCAACGCCAGCCGCGGCTGCAATTGCGGCCCGGGCCGTGGCGCTGGCCACCATCGTCTGCGCCGACGATGCACCAGCTGCCGCGATCGCCACCGATGCGGCCACGGCACTGGCGGCGAACGTGGCGGCGGTGGTGGCCCCGGCTGCGGGCGTCATGGACCCCGAGACGATGGTCGACGACCCGCTGGCCATCGTCGATGCCGCAGCCGCGCCTGCCGCCGGGGTAATGGAGGCTGACGCCGTTGATGCTGCGCCGAGAGTGCTGGCTGCCGTCGAGCCAGCGGCTGGGGTGATTGCTGCTGCTGCCGTTGCCGTTGCAGCCAGCGTGCTGGCCGTCGCAGAGCCAGCCGCCGGGGTGATCGCCGATGCGCCTGCTGTCAGGCCTGTGCCGACCATGGTGCTGGCCGTTGTCGACCCGGCGGCGGCGGTGATCGTGGCGGCAGCCGTCGAGGATGCGGCGAGAGTATTGGTCGTGGCCGCACCAGTGGCGGCGGTGATCGCCGCCGCAGTAGCAGACCCCGACGCCATGGTCGAGGTGGTGGCGACACCAGCCGCTGCCGTCAGGGATGCGGCGGCGGTGGAGCTTGCGGCCAGTGTTGCGGCGGTTGTTGCTCCAGCCGCTTGGGTTATTGTCGCAGCGGCGGTAGCCGATCCGGCCAGGGTGCCTGCAGTCGAGGTGCCCGCTGCCGGAGTGATTACGCTTCCCGCCGCATCCGTCGTTACATCACCGACAACAACATTGCTGTATGTATCTGCAACGCTGTCCCAGACCACCCACGCCAGGGTGTACGCTGTGCTGGCCGACAGCCCGGTGATCGCCGTG